CTTCTTTTCCTTCTTCTTTTCCTTCTCCTTCTTTTCCTTCTTCTTTTTCTTCTTCTCCGTATTTTTTTCCTCCTGCTCCGGATTCCTGTACCTGTTTGATTCGATCAAGAGCACGACGGTTTAATTTTGGCCCCGATGATCGCATATTCGGATTTTTACTAGCCATTAACGAACGAGATGTTTGTTCAGCGGCTGCATTGTGTGTCACGCCAACGGAACCGGCGGTTAATTCACGCATTGTTTTGAATTTTTTATATAAAAAGATACCCAAAATAATAAGCAATAAAACGTTAATAATTACTAACCAAACAAATAATTGTTTAAAAATATTTTTAATACCATTGGGAGACATTATACCCCCTTCGGAATTACCCATACCAACTTTACCTTTAATTGCAGAAGCCCATTCTTTTCTATATAATCCAATGCCTCCTAATAACATCAAAAATATTAAAATTTCGAACATATTAACAGCAGAATAATTAACAATTTCTATTAAAAAATCCATACATCTAGGAAATAAACCTTTGAACCACACCCAAGAACCAATACTAACATCCTTAGGTGTACATCCGTCTGCTGTAAAATCGGGTTCAATAATATCAATTGAATTGGTAATACCAGTAATAATAGAACCTGCATTGAACCCTTCATAAAATGCAATACCAAAAAAGGTATATAATGCTAAATAAGTGGATATAAAAAACATTGATAATGGAATATTTACCGTTACTGTCCACATAACATAAACAATCAATGCTAAAATAAACAAAACTAAAAAGAAACAAATTGAAAATATCGTTTGCTGTTTAGATACTATCGACGTCATTTCCATATTACCATTAATTGTTGAACCAAAAAACCAAGCCAAACTATAGTATACTACAATAACTATACTAAGTAATGATAATATCGAAGTTGAAGATTTTCCACGCATGGAATCGAAAAAGGTAGTGATTATAGAAGATTGAAAACCATTTGCAACTAAAATAAAGAATATAATAAATAACAAAATCATAATAATTGGTATGGGCACGTTAAAAAATTTATTGTTTTTCAATGCACCAAAACTTAATATAACGTTATTAAACTTTTCAATAACGCGACAAGCAGGACCAAATGCACCATAAAAATACGTATTTGTTTTTTTCAATTTATCAGTATTAAAGGTAAATAGTACATTGTCTTCTTTTTCTAAGAAAAAAATAATATAATACCAGTTGTAAACGAAATACCCAACAAGCATCATTGTGGTAAATTGTTGTGCTTGACCTTTAAAAACTTCAAGTTCTTTAACCGTAGCCGTATTTTGGGTTAATGCATTGGCTATATTCGTTAACATCACATCAATATGTTTATTTATTTTCAAAATATACAATTGAATATATATTTTGTATTGACTTATACGTTCAGCCAATTGTTTAAACACTCCTGCAAAAACCATCGATAACGTTTTCATCGAAGATGTTATTTCAGAAATAACCTTTTTTATCCCTTTCGTATCAATCTTAAATTCATCTTCAATATTCTCACCTAGATCTTCAAAACCCTTAGCATTTATCCCACTCAAATTCTTAAATGAATCACCTAAACTAGAAATATCGCCGAAACTACTTAAATTATCCAGACTGTCACTTAATTTATTTTCTAAATCGGCGATAGGATCCGAAACAGATATCGACTTTACAGTATTCGACCAGTTTTTCCCTATTTTTTTTAGATCGACTGTATCCTTTATTTTATCCCCAATTACTTTACCAATTTTTTCATTGTCCACGTTTTTATCAGAGTCGCCTGTATTATTTTCTAAATCATTTCCCACCATACCTTCAATAATGTTGGAGGATTGGGGTGGGTTATATATATCTTCAAAAATCGGAATATTTGTTGGATTGTCGTGTTTCTTTCGCATTTTTCTCATTTTTTTCTTCAGTATGTGAATATCATCATTTGGTTCAATTTCGTCTTCATTATATGTATTTTTATCATCTGACCATTTTTTTATCCATTTGCTCATATTATATTCTATAATTTGTATATAATAGAATATGATAAATAACCCAGCGATTTATCTAGCATGCATTAATCCACAATTCCCATTTACAAAGGATATTATATTATATCGTTCTTCAAAAACGTGTAGATTATAATTATATACATACAAAGCCCATGCGGGTTTCGACGATACATTGATCGGAGTACCACTATCATCACAATCAATATTCACGGTAGAACCGGCTTCATCGATTGGTGGTTTAAATGTAGTAAAATCTAATTCAATATTTTTAAATCTTCCTGTATTCACGGCTCCGGACGGTTGATATTCGAAAGGGCTCGTATTTAAAGAAAAATTATAACAATACAATCCTTCCTCTGCAAATCCTTGTGTCCGTGTATATTTTTCCACATAATCATAAACACCACGAGGCATAGAGACTTCTCTATAATCTCCACCAAAAACAATTCCTAATGTTTCTAATATAGATCGTTGATTGACTGAATGATAATCACCACTCTTGTAAATTGGATCGGTATATGAGGTGGAATCTAATTGAATATTGGAAGGTATATTGTTTTTATATGGCCAATTCGTGTAATTACTCCATTCGTTTCTTAAAAATGCATCATTACGTTGAAAATACCACATCCAACTAGAAACCATCCCGGTAGCTGATTGTAATTTTACTCTTTGTGAACCTACTACATTTAAAAAGTCATATTCATGAATTTCTTTAATTAAATACGCTTGATCTTGCGATGCGAAATTAGCCTGTTCTTCTTCTGATAAAAAACAATAAGTAGATAATAAATGAACATCGGCATCCCAAGAATTCGTCTTGTTCTCATAATTAGTACTTGCTATATCAAGAGAGGGAGGAGTCTGTAAATAACGATATAATTGAAAAGCATCTTCCCCAGGTCGTACTTTAATATAGGGAAAGCCATTCTCGTGATCAAACACATCACGTACTTGAAATAAATCGATCGTAGGTCTTATTGTAACATTTATACTAAGTTCTTGATATTGTAATGCTATAAGTGGAAATGCACACCGACTATCTAATGTAAACCACGCATTTAATGGTATATATACCGTTCTTCCTCGAATAGACGGTTCAGCACCAGAACTATTTGTCGTATGTATCGCATTAGGATAGGTATTTTGTTTATATGGTGGTGTACGAACACGAGCAGGATCATTTGCCGGATCGTTTAATTCAGGCGTATGTCCCGACATTTTATCAAATAATTCCTTTTTTTCTTTCGTAAAATCTCGCTGCATCATTGATTGTAAATATTGACCGGAATATCTCTGTAAAGTTTGAGAACCACAAATAATCTCAATTTCTTCGATCATTTGTGTACCTAAATTTTCAATCCATTTGAATTCATATGGAGATATTTTATTGTCCGTACTCGATCTGGCTTCCCACACTGGACTCCATATATCTGGTAAATTCAAAACTAAGTACGTGTCCATTAATAAATCGGCATAACGTTTTATTTTAAATGTAAATTTAGAAGATTCGGTTAATCTTAATTCGCGCAATCCACTATAATCCAATCTGAATTTTTGAAGTCCAAAATTGGTATATTTTGAATACGTTACCTTAAAAAATGTTTTACTCGGATTTCCTGTTAAAATTATATTCGCACTTCCGACAGAAATAATATTTAATAAACCACCAGGCATTTTAATAAAGTATATAATATCTATCTATATTTTTGTTTTCTTAATTACTTTATCTGCTTTTTATATAATACTATGCCCGGATTTTTTGATAACGAATTAATCAAAAATACATTAGATTATGTATTAATTATCGGACTTTTGATTATTACTGCCTATTATATTTATATCAAAATTATGGAGGGTAGAGATACTAAACCGTCTACTAGTCCTCCGCCCTTTGTGAATACTCCGAATTCTGTTCAACGTGCCGAATTAAATTCAATCGAAGATTCGAATAGCGGGTCTGGTATATTAAATACACAATTCGATGCATCGCAAGATAATGCTATACGTAATTTTTGTATTAAATCGTCGTGTAATAGTGCCTACACCGGTAAATATATGAACTTAAATATGATCAAATATGTTTTATCTCGAGGTTGTCGATTTTTGGATTTTGAAGTTTATATTAAAGACAATATTCCCATTGTCGCCTATTCTACTAACCGACAATCTTTAGAAACATTTACATCCGAAGCTCCTGCAGTATCTTTAGCTGGGGTTTTTTCCACAATTATGTCGAATGCTTTCACCGATACAGCGCCCAATCCCAATGATCCACTTTTTATACATTTACGCATTAAAACGTTGGATCCTAATGCTTATACCAAAATTGCGAAAATAATCAAAAGCAATTTAGGAACAAAAATGTTAGCAGATGGTCAAGGTAATGCCGTCCCTATAACATTAGATACACCATTAACTACATTACAGGGAAAAATTGCGGTTGTTGTAGATCAACATTCTTCCCCAGGTTATCAAAATTATTCCACATGTTCACCCGATCAAACCGAATGCTTTAGTTTAGCAAAATATGTGAATATGGTGAGTAATAGCCAAAGTATACGCACTTATTTTCAACGCGATTTAACATTTCAACCAATCAATCCACCCGATCCATCGGTGTATTTATTTAGGATCGTTTTTCCCGATTTAGGCTTTTTTAATGGGACCAAAAATTCGGACAGTATATATTTGATTAAAAATTATGGTACACAGGCTATTGCACAAGCTTTTTATGAAAAGGATGGTAATCTACGCACATATGAAGACATTTTTAGAACCAACAGAGGAGCTTTTGTACGTATCGAAAGCATTATGAATCAATATGAATAATATTTATATTATTAGAAATTTTCCACTTATAATATAAATGCCCAAAAAGAAACAAACGAAAAGGAAAAGATATCGTCCAAGTGAATGTACCGATAAAATGAATTTTCAAGAATGCGAATTAGCTATTCTACGCCAAGCAGTCGATACAAATGAGAAAATTACGGGTCAAAAAATAGCGAGCAGCGCAGAAATTGTTAAAATGATTGAAATAGTGGAAGAGTTTTTAAAGAAAAAAAAATTATTGTGTTACGGCGGAACAGCCATTAATAATATTTTACCTAAACACGCACAATTTTACAATAAGGATTATGAAATTCCCGATTACGATTTTTATTCTTACGATGCTTTAAATCACGCAAAGGAATTGGCCGACGTATATTATGCCGCCGGCTATGAAAACGTTGAAGCAAAATCGGGTGTTCACGAAGGAACATTTAAAGTTTTTGTTAATTTTATCCCCATGGCGGATATAACGTCTCTTCATAAAGAATTATTTGATTCTTTATTGTCACAATCTATTTCGGTTGCCGGAATTCATTATGTTCCTCCTGATTTTTTACGTATGGGAATGTATTTGGAATTATCTCGTCCTGCAGGGGATACAAGTCGATGGGAAAAAGTGTTAAAACGATTGAATTTATTAAACAAACATCAGCCAATGAAAGTTAAACACGATTGTTCTAAGGTCGATTTTCTTCGAAGAATGGAGGACTCGGAACAATCCGAAAAAATCTATTATATTATAAGAGATACTCTTATAGATCAAGGTGTTGTCTTCTTTGGTGGATATGCTGCTAGTTTATATTCTAATCAGATGTCCAAGAACGGGAAATCATTTGTAGAAAATATACCCGATTTTGATGTTTTATCTGAAAATCCGGAGGAATGTGCAGTAATCGTCGTTGAAAGACTCAAAGATGCCGGAATTAAACATATTAAAACTATTCATCACGAACAAATCGGCGAAATTATTCCCGCACATATTGAAATACGGTTAAAAAATGAAATTCTTGGTTTTATTTATAAACCTATTGCTTGTCACAATTATAATACCATTCAAATTAAAAACACGGAAATAAATGTTGCCTCAATTGATACTATTATGAGCTTCTATCTTGCCTTTTTATTTGTACAAACGGCTTATTATTTTCACGATCGTATTTTATGTATGTCCAAGTATTTGTTTGAACTTGAACAAAGTAATCGACTCTCCCAAAATGGTTTATTAAAACGATTTGGACCAAAGTGTATTGGACACCAAGAAACTATGGAAAATATTCGTGCTAAAAAAACTACCAAATTTTTAGAACTTAAACAAGACCGCACATCCAAAGAGTTCTTAACATTCTTTTTAAAATATTCCCCAGCAGATGAAGATAAGTCCAAGAAAAAGGAAACTGAACCAAAAAATGCTAAAAAATCCAAGAAAAATAAAACGGCAAAGAAAGAAAAAGATGGTGATAAAAAAAGCTCTGGATTAAAAGGTTTATTAAAGAAAGCATTCAATTAAGGGGGCTTTGCCCCCTTATGATCCCCAGGTAAGGGAACATATGTTCCCTTAAGATCCCTCCTATAATGGGGGATCATAAGGGGGCTTTGCCCCCTTACTTAGATATTGCTTATTTTGGTAGAAATAGTTTGCATTAAATAACATAATCCACCGAATAATGTACTTTTCAACAATAATCCCGATAATTTAAAATTACCATCTTCACTATAGAGGTTCGCAAAGGATAAATATTTCCTCATCAATGTGTTGATAATCGGCATTTGGAAAATAAAATATAAAACTGATACTAATATTGGTATCTGAAAATCACTAATTGTATCATGGGCCGCTTCCTGTCTGTACTTTTGTTGTCTATGCAATCGTAATTCTTCTTCATTTGTTGTCTCATATTCCTTTATATAATCTGATGTTAGTTTCACACTAGGTATATGATTCGGTTGTATCCGTTCGTCTTGTTGATAGTCTAATGTAGTTATTTGAACATCTCTTGAAGGTAACGTCTGTTGAGGCATATTTTCAATTGTATAAGTTGTTTGCTGAGTCATTTGTTGTTGATTTCGTTGCGGTGATGGTTCAGGTAAAGCTAAATTGTCTGCCGAAACTTGCGGTGTACCGTATGGATTTGGATGAAGATTTATGGGTTGATAATTTAAATTATCCTCACCGGCGGTTCCTTGAGGTTGCTGTGAAAATTGTGTCTGTCCTGAAATATTACCATAAAATTCATTACTTATTTGCTGTGTGGATACAGGAACCGATTGTCTTTGGGGCATCTGATGTATCTGTCCTGTTTGATGGGAATTATTTACCGGATTTGTACCAGCACTATTCGTTTTGGGTAATTCGGCAATCATTGTAGTTGAACCAGACATTGAAACTATATAATATTAAATATAATATGTAATATTATTAATCGCATAAGGAGGGATTCGAATTTCCCTATTAAGACATATCTACTATCTGCTTGTTTTTATCACACTGGGTTGTTACTGTGTTATATGAAAAACATTTCTCTCCGTGTTGATATATTTTTCCATCAATATCTCCTAAAATAGGGCCCTTAAATGTTAAACAGTTTTTATCATTACAAATTTTTCGAAATAAAGTTGCTAAACCCATTCCCATTAAAATGGATATAATTATTTTTCCTAAAGTTGAATGTAATAGACGTTTGAAATTCATTATATATATATCTAATGTATTTTAACACATGCCTAGAATTATATCTTAATTATCCCTGAACAGGTACCGTTGCGATATTTAATGGATTAATTGGACACGATACTTCCTTGTGTTGAAATGTAAAACATTGATGCGCTTTATCGCGATAAAGCATTAATTCTTCATTTTCAGGGGTTGGGTAAATATGAATGATTCTATTCTCATCTCCCGTCATATACATAATTAATAACCCAATTACAAAACTAATGATAAAAACAGAAATATCTATATATTTTGATATTCTAAACATGTGTTCTATGAATTAATAGGATAAATATTTATTTTTGAATTAAATATTTCTGATTTTTGAAGTCACTTATATCAAAATAATATACCCTTTATATATTTACGGCACGTACGTATGTATAAAATTGAAAGGCTTTTTTTATCACACAGTAATCACATCCACTTCAATACAAAATGATGAAATCAACCGCAAATTGTCTCTTTTGCGACAGTGCACGCCATGAAACAAGCAAGTGCAAGAGTAATTTAAAAGGTAAGTTAGGTATGCTTTCCGACTGCATGACAACGATTGAATGTCCCGAGTTTCGTTCATTCACATTACAAGAACTCAAGGTTATCGCATACTTAACCCCTTATACAAAAAGTTTATATAGTGGCGATGGAATGAACGGAAATAAATTAAATCGCAAATATGGAAGAAGTCCAATTCCACTTACATTATCCAAGAACCGTATGGTGAAGGCACTTCAAGAAAGATGGGAAGGTCTGCGTATTGTTAGAGAGAGACTACGCGATAAACATACGGTAGAATTAGACGATTGCCCAATATGTCTCGAAAGTATAGAGGACTGTTCGTGGTCTTGGATACGGTCAGAATGGTCGAAAGATTATACCATGAACACAGTCAAAACTACTTGCAACCATCACTTTTGTGGCGATTGTTGGAACCGAATCAGACCGAATTATGATGATACAAAATCTTGCCCATTATGTAGAAAACATGTTGGAAACGCAGATATATGGATTCATAACTAGGGGGTTTATAGTATAGGAAAAACGAAAGAAAAAATATTCCAGTCATTTGGAATATTTTTTTTGTGTAAAAAACAGGACGTCCCCTGGATTGCTTCCCATTGTCGAGATGGGTTGAATTCATTCGTATAAATAACAAATGGTCTATCAAATAGTGCAAGTCTAAACTATTTTCCAAGCATTGTGTAACCCAATACACCTATACAACAAAACAATCAATCCCTTACGTAGCTGATCAGACCATAATAAGTTTTCTTTTGCTCGTTATATCGATGTATTCAGTCACCTACACAGAGGGAACGGGACAATCATAAATGGCTGTCCAGATGAAATCATCTTTTATACACGGTCGAATGTGCTTTTCACGCTTTCAGTGTCTAACCTTACTCGATAATAGCCATCAATCAGCAGTTATGCCGTGGTTTCTTATACCATTAATGAGGTCATAGGCTATTAAATTATTTAACGGTTAAAACCGATATACAATTCCGTCTCAAGGTTCATAGGTTAGATTACCTATTTTGACGAAATCATACCATTAACATTCTTTCTATTTATATATATATACATTTTATCAGGGCGACCCCTGGATTGCTTTCCGTCGTCAAAACGGTCTAGACAGATATACTAACTTAAGACGTAATTATCGAACGTTTTCAACAAACTTTCATTTTATCAACTAGGTCCTATATGGTGATCAACCGATATAGGTTATTTGATGAAACTAATATTTATTTAAAATATTCAATTACATTGGGGGAACGGGATTCTATTACAAAATCCAGACAAATAACATCACCCCCCGAGCCTATATCTCGGGAACTAGCAATCCAGATAATACTTACGTAAGCGAACGCGCTGGAACCTTACGTAAGCGATTATGTTTGAGAGTCTCTTTTATAGTGAGTGATGGTAAATATCTTTTATACACGGTCGAATGTGCTTTTCACGCTATCAATGTCTAACTTTACTATTCCACTAGTTGAGCCAAGTTAGAAGCTCGACATTGAATAGAAACCAAAAAAAGCTTTCAATTTTATACGTACGCACGTACGACTTTTATACGGAAGTACTTTCATTTTCTTTCTCTTTGCGAGCCTTCTTTTTCATACGTTTTTTTTGACCAGCTGATAAAACACTGGGATCACGAACTGCCGATTTCTCTTGTTTTTCATTATCTAAGGCAAAAATCGTTTTTTCCATATCTGGATTTTCCAATTGGAATTTAGCATAGTCCCTTTCACGTTGAATTCTAACCGCCTCTGCTTCTAATTGTTTTACGACCTCTTCTTGTTTTCTCAATAAAGCACGTGCCTTTAAACGTTCCTTAACTGTTGTTTTCTTTTGTGCTTCATCTAATGCACTTGTATCCATTCGAGCACCTTTGGGTATGTTCATTCCCATTGATTTCGCCATATCTTTGAACATTTTTCCCATATCTCCCATATCACCACCTCCCATTCCAGCCATACCCTTGAACATTTTTCCCATATCTCCCATTCCACCTAAATTATCACCCAATCCTTGCATCTTATTCATCATTTCGGATGCCTCTTTCATTAACTCTTCTTTTGTAATATCACCTGACTCCATTTTATTTGCTAATTTATCCTTTACCGTGTTAACAATACCTCCCAATTTTTCAGGATTCTTCATTAAAGCCGATAATACATCGGCGGTTGAATTCACATTCTCTAAACCTGAACCAAACGTCTCGGCTAAATCGCTACTCATATCATCCGCCAATTCTTTTGCTAATTTACCAATTTTTCCATTGAATAAAAATTGCAAATGTTCACGAATATCTTCTACTTTGGGTAGTGTGGATTTTGTTTCTTCATTTGATTCTTCATTTGTTTCTTCATTTGATTCTTCATTTGATTCAATCTTCTTGAAAAAATTAGAAATATTCGACATGGTACTTTCCAGTTGTCCTTGGAGGTCTGAAACATCCATCTTATTAAAAATATCCATCGCATCTCCGAAATTCATTTTGTTTTTCATCGATTTTACTAAAATAAGTAAAACGACTTGCAAATATTTCCATACTGTTTCACGAGTTTTATCACTTACACCCTCGCAATTATATAATGTTTTGAAATTTAATCCCGGAAAAAATGATACATTAACATTACTTTCTTCGGAAAATATCGATACATCCTGGTTCAATATATCAAAGAAACGTTCAGGATATATTTTCAAACAATATTCAAACAATTTTTGATAATCGTCATCATTTGTATTCTCGTTCGACCACTTTTCTATCAAAACGCTATATTCGGGAAAAGTTGTGGTTAAATCTTTAGTAAAATCTACAACAGAAGAACGAAATTCATCGGTAAATCTAGGTGCTTCCTCTTTTTCAGACATTTAATAATGTATGATAATATTAATTATATACGATTTAAACCCTTTCTTTTCTAAATATTATTTTGGTATAACTAAATATATTTTTTAATTATATAAATGAGTTATTCTGACTCTGAAAAAGAATGTGCTTGTATTTCTTGTAGTCGACCGGATCTTATGGCGGAAATAGAGAAGGCAAATAGAAAAAAACCTATTAAAACTGAATTTACATTAGCAGATGGTACCACAGTTGATACCACAGTCGGTGATTTTAATTACTGGGATGGAGATGTTTATTATGGTAGTAATAAAAATTATACTTGGACATTGGAATTAAAAAATGTTTATAATAGTTCAACTCTTACTAATTATACCATTACCGCCGATAATGTCCAAGACGTTGAGGCTATTTTTCAAATTTGGGACGATATTATAGTTGATAATATGTTGGGATATGATAGCAGTGGTAATAAAATTAAAATTAATATCGATTTTGGATTTCAAGACATGCTTGACATTGGGAGTGTAATTGCATATGCATCTCAAAGCAGTGTTTTATCAAAAAAAACAGTCAATGGTTCTAAAGTATTTGAACACGGATATGTTTTTACAAAATCTGGATATACAAATATGAATACACGCTTTTTAGATGGTTATTATGGTACTCCATTTGATGCCCGCGAATATGACGTAAATGGTAATTATGGACCCGTATATTTACCAAGAACTGGCGTTAGTGTTACACAAAATGAATTTATTCGTGTTATGGTTCACGAACTTGGACATATTATGATGTTGGTATGTACTCAAGGTCCTGGACGATATATATATGATTCAGAAGGTAGTGGCTATCAAACTATGCAAAATGTACCTTACGTTCAATATACAGATACAAATGATTCTAATAAATTAAAATATTATTGGGGTGGTCCTAATGCTAGAAAATATTATAGACGATATTTTGAAAATGAAGCATTAATGGGCCCTCCTGTTGAGGATATGAGTGGTCCTTACACAATCGATGGACAATCTGTATATATCAATCGACATTGGGAGGAAAGTAGCAATCGACTTATTCCGGATTCAAATGGTATTAATATCTCACATCCTTATTTAGATCGCGAATTAATGACACCTTATCACGATGGCGGATCAAATGGTATTCCTTTTAGTTTAATTTGTATTGGGTATTTAGAAGATTGTGGTTATGCATATGTAAACAAATTTAAAGCAAATCCTTATCCTATTAATCGTTCTGGTATTACTAACCTAAAGACACCCGAAGATATTTTGGACCTTACTACTTTTTACGTTCGTTCTAACCCTGGAGGTGCATTTACAGACCCTTATTTTGTATTTAGTACAACAGCCAATGGTACAGCATTAAATACAAGTGCTGTAAATTTACCGTTACAAAGAACATTCTCTTATAAATTTATACGCTCTGAATCCGATTCAAACACAAACCATCCATTTAATGTAGGAACTGCACATCAAACAAATGGATCGTCCATTGCTATTACTAGTAATGGGTCAGGTGGTGTTGTTACAAATGGATTAGGATCGGCAAGTGCAGCTTCTATTGTTCACGGTCAAGAACTTTATTTTTCAGTTCCTTATACATACGGTTGGAACAGTGAAGATCTAAAATATTTTTGTTATACACACTCTAGTATGATTAAAAACTTTGATCTTGGCGCTGCACCTTGTTTCGACGCATCTACAAAGATCCTATGCTTACGTGATGATAAAGAAGAACAAGTATTAGTATCTGAATTAAAAAAAGGTGACGTTGTTGTTACTTATAAACACGGTGCATTACCTGTTTCAAAAATAGGATCTGGTAATATTTTATTTAATTCTGATACTGATTATAGACAAACAATGTACCGTTTAAAGAAAACCGACGAAATGACTGATGATTTATTAGTCACTGGACGTCACGGCATTTTACTCGATGATTGGTCTACACACGTAACCGAAGAAAGTCGTTCCCATGAACCTCATACAAAGATTGATGATAAAGTTATTTTAAGTGCTGGTTATTGTAATCTTTTTGAAGCTGAAACAGAACCAAAAATACACACTATTTATCATTTCGCATTAGAAGGCGACGAACGCCGATATGGCGTTTACGCCAATGGTGCTCTAATGGAAACATGGGATAATCAATCAAACGATGTTAAAATGAGTGAATAAATGAATGAAAACTTAATACTATTATATACCATATACAATATGTTATATAGTCCATTATTTTTACTATTATGTACATTATTTTTTACTCATGTCTCTACAAAAAACACTACGCAACCATTGTTAGAATGTTCAAATTCAACCGAAATTGTCGAATTTCAGCACAATTTTTGTGAATCTAGACTTCAACATAATAAAGGTCCAGAATTATACAATGCTTATACTTCTCTTTTTATTACTACTGTTCCCCTTTTTTTAGGTTTTCCCGAAAATGAGGCCTTTTATAATGTTGCTTATGCGTTATTTTTTAATGGGTTTGCTAGTTTTTATTATCATTATTATCTTACGTGGATCGGTAAACAAGCCGACGAAATTTCAATGATTTTTGCGAATTATTTCGGTATTGTTGGATTAATAAATTTGCGTTTTCAAAATAAAAAAAACCTAAGATTCTTACATTTTATGAATTTGTTATACATGTATCAGTGTCTAATATTCAATACTGTTATTCAATTTGATAAATGGTTCCCTCTGATGTTTGGTTTATATATTACTCCAGCCATTTTTCTTATTCGCGACATAGCGACAATACATAATGTAGAATATAAGAAATATTTAGCCATTTCTACTATCGGATTCCTATCTTGGATGATATCTGAAATTTTTTGCAACGAATATACAGTTTATGGACACGTTGTATGGCATTTCCTTTTTCCTCTTGGATTTTATTTCATTATCATGAAATACGACAAAATTTATACTCGTGTTCAAAAACAACGTTTCGCTATAATGGTTTCGGAAACACAATAATGAAAAAAAATATACATTGTATACAGTTTGTATTTTGTGGGTTTTAATCTGAGTAACATTCCTCCCGTTCATCCAATTTATGTATCGTATATTCACAATCTTCACACGCATAGTTCCCATTGCATACATAATTTAAATCGAAAGTATAATAGGACATTTTACACCGAAAACACTGCATTCTTTCGTGTTCATCGCAGAATTTACATACTAAATTATTATCCTTGTCTAAAATCAACTCATTCACCTCACATTTTACGTCGCAAAATTCACACTTTCTATATCCATTGCAATCCCTACATACCAGTTCTTGAACGTAATTATCATCATATTTCAAACTGTACCACGGTAGTACTATGCGACACCGAGCACAAGCCTCCGTTTTATCTTCTTTGGATTCCATAATGTTATTAATAATATTATGCAATCTATTTAAACTTGTTCAAGAAAAGATTTGTTACAGATATCATTTATCGATAGAATTGAATCAATTTTATACCTACTTTTTACCCTTTTTCCTTTTGTTTTTTGTTTTATGAACCTTTGGTTTCCTATTTTTATTTATTGTTTTTTTCTGTTTAATACGGTGTGTTTTATTTTTTCCATTTTTTATTCTATTGTATCTGGTTTTATTACCACCGCGTTGTGGCACGCATTTGGTAAATAATATATTGTCCTTCCCGATATTATAATATTGTTTCAAATAGGACAATTCAATATCCATCGGTTTAAAAGTAATATACTCGCCCATTTTCATAGACGTAGTCTCCTTCTCGATTAGTTTCGTAAAATATTTACCTGCATTAACTATACTGTCGTTAATGTAACTAATGTGTTCATATTCATGTATATTAATATCTCCATTAGTATTATTATTGAATGATCTTATCAGATAATTAACATTCTCGTCTTTTTTAATGGCGTGTTCGATTCGATGTTCTAACTTAGGTGTTGGTATTAATGATTTCACGATTTTACTTATATCTTTCGCTTTTTGTATAGTACCGTCTCTCGCGCTTTTAATAGCTGAGTAAATCATGTAAGATATATTGTCGGTAGTCTTATCCGATATCGAGTAATCTATACCTAACACTCGAAACGATGATTTCTTAAATGTATTTTTGGTATTGCTCGATGGATCATATATTCTCCATATATGACTATTGTCTGATACATTTGTATATTTTTGAATGGCCGATTTTATATTATAATGTTCACTTTCACTTGTATTTGAACCACCGTATATTTGATATATTTTTTTTTGATAGCGTCCAAAATCCTCATCCTCCGCCTTGGGGGATGTATGATTATATTTTCGTAAAATTCTACCACAAACTTGTTCAAAATCACCCGCGGTATCGCATAGAGATAAACATATAATAGCCGGGTTATAAATAAAACTAAATCCTTCTGTATGGTCAGGTGATAAAATTACACATATTGGATTTTCATTGCCCTCATTATCATCAGTATACGGTGCTAACGGAAAGGTTGATTTTTTTCCCAAACTTACCATACCATTCAGAAGTTTATCCGCACGGTTTATATCATCGCTAGTTGTAGCACCTTGTTTTGAATACATCCATAAATAGTTAAGTTTCTTATCTTCTAATTCTTTAACAAATTTATGCATTATTTCACGCGTTGGTGGATAAACTAAAGGTAAATAATATTCTACCTTGTCTTTTTGATTAACATAATGAGGATGGAAATGATAATTGGGCGAAATGGTTCCATCGTTATTTTCATTGAATCCGCTTTGAACGGCACCGCATCTTATAATTTTTAACAGATGTATTATTTCTGCAAATCGATTTATATCTCGTAATTTATATTCTTCTTCCATATAGGTAAGTATATTCGTATGTGCACTTATTTGTACATCATGACTTCTACTAATAAAAATCCTAACTTGCTCACTACTCATAAAATCCTTGATTTTGTGGCGTTTTTCATATACCCTATTAATTATTGTTTCAAATTTCTCCTGTAGTTGATCAAATATCACGCTCTGTTCTCGCAATGCTTGGAATGATGTAAAATTTCCGTCTGTCTTCGTGCCTATATCGCCCGTATCTGGCTCAATATATAAAACATCATTATCATTATCTTGCTGAGATTTTTTCGATTCTATGTTCATTTCATTTAAAAAATTCTTAGCAAGTATTTTATATTTTCTTTCGTCCTTGGGTGCCCCAGATGCAGAACCATTGCCGTCGATTTTAGATAGATTGTGTTGAATTTTTTCATTTAACATTTTAAGTTTATCTGTACTTTCTATCACATCATTAAACCCCTTTTGTTCGTTTATCCATTTATCAGCTAGTTCGGCGTACCCTATCACATTATCAGAACCAATCAGAACAGTAACAGCAGCAACAGTAGCAACACCAGCGCCACTATACATAACGAGTTTAAATAAAACAATGAGAAAAGGCCATAGCCATTCCCATATCAAATTAATATCCATCCCACCCCCTTTTAGCATATTATTTGGTTCCAAATTCTTGAAATCTTCTATTGTATATATTTGGTCCCTTTCTATTTTACGATACAGTGTAGATAGAAAATTAGCAATCGACTCTTGATCTTTACGTGCAGTTAATGCGGTTTTAGCATTAACCATAAAATCTTTGTTTTTCACAATATAATTCATCACCTTATCTGATACGTCATTTATTATATTACGACTTTCTACGGAGGAAATATTTTGTTCTTTACTCCTTAAAAATACTAGTGCCGCTATTTGTGTAGCAATAAACACCTTTATAGCCTCATTTGATGGTTGATCGCCACCTTTCTGATTTACGCCTACAGTATCAACTTTATTAGGGATATAAAGTAGAAGAGTATTTGTTAAATTTATATATTCAATTTCTTCGACGTCTTTGACGACAGGTGATGCGCTACTTGGTGTATCGGCAGGGTCTATACGTTTTTGGGAAGGTTCTATAGCTGCTGTTATTTGTTGTTGACCTCCTGGAGAAGTAGAAGCTGTAACTACTTCATTGGATGACGCGCCACTTTTAAACATGCCAAATATACCATTTACAGCTTCCCGAAAATTTTCTTTTATATTCTGTCCTAAGCCTGAATTATGGGTAGAACGCGATGCTTCTTCCTCTTTTACCTTTTTTACATTTACATAAACATAGTTTTTATCATCATTTGTTGGTGTATTTTTTGTTGGTGTATTTTTTGGTTTATTGTCGTCACATTCTACGTGCGGGGTCTTTGAACAAGGATCATTAATCGATGTCGATTTTCGTGAACCCAATTGTTTATGTTCAATTATTTTTTTATATATTTTAGATCCCTCAATCGTTTCTATTTTAATTATGGAGTTACCAAGATTTTTTAATTGGTCACTGGTTATTGGTTCATGAAATAATTTATACATTTTTTCAATCATTTCATTTTGTTTGAATTTGGTATCAGGATTCGTAGCCATGCTAGCCAATTCACTATCGGTATGGAATTTTTGTTCATCCTTATTCGACGAGGGATCGCCGGATGGTACAATTGACCCCACAACTGCCTTGCCCTGTGCGAATATATTTCCTACTCGATCGGTCACGGAGGGGGATTTCGCGTATGAAAATGCGTTCTTAAATAATGTTTTGTCATTTATTTTAAAGTCGTCGTCCTTAAATAGTGTTTCCATTATCTCCTTCTCATCCTGATTTCCGAGTGTTTTGGGGGTTGTTATTTTTTGTTCCGCCAGTTTTTTATTCATCAAACCCGCCGATATGTCGTCTAACCCGAATTCTTTCAAGTAATTGACCATAGAGTCGCCCTCCCATAAAGTATATTTTTCAACCGGACTATCGTCAGCAACAGGAGCCACTTCCACATCTGCTGGGGTTTCTTTAATCGCTTCTTTTTCATTATCCAACTTTTGTTTCCTAGCCTTCAATTTTTGTTTGTCGCCAATCAATTTTTCGCGTGTCTCGGCGTTAGTTTTACGTATTGTAGCAGCATCCGGTTTTTCAAAAAAACCAGAAATAATGCCTGTTCGTTTTGGATTTGCCTTATCGGAAACTTCCGAATCGTACATTTCCTTTGCAATACGGGCCTCTTCAGTTTTAATATCGGTTTCTTCAGATTTAACTAAAGCAGAAGCAGCTTCAATCGCATATTTAGGGTCTATTTTATATTTATTATAAAGATTATACAATAATTCTTGTTCTTTGCCTTCCCACTCATCAATGTTAATATCTGGAACAGTAACTTTTGGGTTAGCCTTTATTTTTGCTACTAGATTTTCCACCTGTTTTTTAAAATACCCACTTACGCGAATATTAAAGTGAGGCGTTAGACCAGGTTGTTTTCTATGCGGCAAACAATCCCAAGACATATTATTTCTATATCGCATAACAATTTGAAGCAACATATTTTTGTCTATTTGGTTTAAATCGTTATTGTTATTTATAGCGTCAATTGAATACCACGGTACAATTTTTTTCATAATTTTAAGTTTACTATTCTTTTCTTCGTCGGTACCATCAATTTTTTCAACAAATTCATTTTGAATATCCTCCTCAACAATATTGTTAAGTGATTGTTTATTGTAGGGAATATAAATATATTCCATAAATTTTTCAGGAAATGCATTTTTAGTACCATCCTTTATCACGTCTACCTTATCTAGGGATTCGCAATTTGAACATTCAATACGGTTAAGATATTCGTCACGATTAATCGGATAATCGTTATAATCATAATTGTAAACAGAAACAAGTTTTTCCGAATATTTTGTTAAATTATTTATATTATGGTATCCACCATAAATATTCTCGATAAACATTTTTGCGAATCCGTCCGCCGCAGCCGCAGCCACAGACACACCAAACGCGCCAAATGCTATAATGAAGGTTGTCCAGTCCAAATTATCAAATGCATTCTGTATAATTTTAACAAAGGTTTCTGAGGATGTGAAAACCCCAATATCTTGAGTAACTAAACCTTGCCCCGCAACAAAAACAAGAGCTACAACAATAGTATTTATGCCCTGTATCGTTAATAATTCCCCGAGATAAATAATTATATCTTTCAACTTTTTACCTAACGCTAATGCTTCATTTGCCAAGGTGGTGCCTATCCCTTCACCTCGTCTAGTCAGTTGACTCCCATACGGTTTAAGATACATACGCATCAAGGTGTAAAATAATGATTGAGCTCTGGGTGCGAAATATATACAACCACCGACCGCCACCGAAATACCCACCGTAATAACAGTATTATTACCCCCTATCTTCTTATCCTTATTACTATACGTAGAACGATATCCGAAAGTATTATCTTTATTTTCGGCGGTAAGTATAGACGTAATTACATATGAAAATGATAAATTATTAGGGTTGATGTTTGCATTATCGCTCGACATTAATTGAGACGAGTAGTTGGATAATACACCTTTTATTAATCTCAAATAAATGTCCGTTAAATACATTGCCGGTTTTCGATCATCACTATTAACCTCAATATTTACAATATCACCGTATAATGCTAATAACTTTTCTTTAACTGTTTCTACTATATCATTGTAATTAAAATCTTTGTTACCTAAATCGTGTAAAATAGATGTATATATCACACACATACTATAAACGTAGTTGACCATTAAAAAATATTTTGTAATCGCTTTGTCTTTAGGATCAGCAATAGTACTGAATGCATCATCGGATGTATCCAATGAATATATTTTGTCCTTACCAAACATTTCAATCGCAATCTTGGTTTCTTTGGTTAATAAGGCTGGGTTGTCCCGATAACTCCATAAAATAATTTCATTAATAATTCGTTCCATATTTTCAAAATCAATCAATATTTCACTAATGTTTTTATTGAATGTAGCGACATCAAACGCTTTATAATCAAATGTTGGAATTTCTATTTTATTGACGTTGTATCCAGCAAAATCATTTTTTTCTTTGGTCTTATATTTTTCTTGCAAATATTTAACATCTTTTTTCGTTTGTTCGTTATAATTGTGAGGATACGCATTTTTTGTTGTTATTTTTTTATAATATATAGTAGAATAGTCATATATATGGAACAGTCCCTTTATAAGGTTAATTTCACTTGGCACAATCTCCACATTTTTTTCTATATTTTTAACTGTTTTGTAAGTAACTATACCAATTAAAAATTCACCATATGAAATGTTTTGAGCATTTCCAAAGCTCGTTTTAGTTAGACGGTCCAGTATTAGATCGTCTACGACATAGGATACACTTGGTGGATTAAATAATGCAGTTATAGCTGGTGTTTTTTTAATTGGCTTATCTAAAAAAAAGGCAGAGAAAAAATCAATAATTGTGTCTTTATTCATCGTATCGTCCGGGGATATTTCTTCTAAGTATTCCCATATGTAGCCACCTTTTTCTAACATATCGCCAAATAATACTTTAAATGTTGTTTCTACTATCGGAGATTTAATATCTTCATGTTTGATAACGCCCACTATCCAGTCTCTTAACATTCTAACAATTCTACTAATATCTGGTGTATAAACATCGTCTGTAACAATATTAATTTTTTCTGGTGAAGGTGTATCGTAATCGCCTCCACCCTTCACCACGTCTACAGCCATACGACCAGGTGTTCTGAAGTTCTTACAATTACTCCTAATCCTAAACATAAAGCGCTGTATCCAAGGCATTGTTTTAAGGAAATTTGTTGCATCATCATCTTTATATGTGAAAATGGATCCGTCCTTTAGTCTCTGCTGGCTTATCCCTTGTTGCGTTATCTCATCATTATACAATTCTATCGTGTTACATGTGTTTAAATCAATATTATTCAAAAAATAATTAATATTTTTTATATCATCAATAGTGTATTGTAAAGGGGTTCCTGTTAATAATATAGTTCTCTTAATATTAGAGAGAAATTTAATAAACATATCATCATCAAATGTATTTTGTGTTGGGTTTTTCACGATCACCGGGTTTGCAATGTGTTTTGGACTTGTATTTTCTATTTTAATGTTATAATTAGCTAATATATTATATTTTAAAGTACTGTTTGTGTGTGTATAATGTGTGCATGTATTCACATTAGTCTTGTCGCATCCGTTAAATTTAAATTCATGTGTTGTATTATCAATATTCGATCCATCACCCGTTAACTTGTTCAATGTAAATCGGTGCGCTTCATCTGCAATTAAATAATGGATTTTTTTGTTTTGCATGTACATTTCCAACGCTTCTAGTCCGCCCTCTTTAAATAATTGATCGTAATCATATCCATAAAATACAATTTTATAAGATCGTTCTTTACTTTTACTTTTTATTTCACCAAACACTTTTTGTATTAAATACGAGTTACCTTTCGTCTGAGACGGATGAATATGTACATTAATATTATTATGAGTATATAGATTTAAATGACTGTTACCATCATCCATAAAAGCATTGATAAAAATACCACTTGGAGCGATTATTAAGATTGTATATACATTATCCATCGGACGAATATTTTTATGATCAATATCTTGTTTTATGTTATTACCTTCTACTTTTAGATTATATAAAAGTGGTCCATTCTCATTAGCTGCATTCAATTTTCGTGCTTTATCATTAACACTACTTATCTTGGCTGGCTTCCACGTTTTGTCGGTGTCTAGATACCTAACATTTTGCTCTGTTTTATATGACGATTCATTTATGTTTTTCATATACTCTTTCCATTCTGGCGTGGTATGTATCCCACTACCATTTCTTTTGGTTGTGTCAAAGCAACTTATACCATCAATCGTTTTATATTCATCATCATCCATATGATTAAAAGCACAAATAAGAGAGGTTATTGTTTTTCCTGTGCCTACACCATGATATAAAAATCTTACTTTATCTGGTGGAGTATCCTCATTCATTTCGTTTTTTCTCCATTGATTTCTGGGAGTAAGATCTTTTCCAGCGACATAGGTGATGGGCAGTTTATCCTTTGAGAAACGTGATATAGTTAAATATTGTCTTGCATCTGGTCGTGTTAATGGAGAATTAAATGCACTTCGTCTATCAAAATCATTCGCAACAGTAGTCAAAAATTTAAATAAATTATCTGAATCGATAACATCACCAGTACTTTTTATATGTTCATTATATCCATACGCCAGTAATAGAAATGCGGCTCGTTTCGAGTTAACATTCCATTTTATTTCGGGATTTTCGGGATTTATTGTGGAAGTTGTAATATAGCCAATGTTCTCAAGAAAGTCTCTATTATAATATTTAATAATCTGGTATGCGGTACTTCCTTCTATATTAGCATTACCCAAAAAACCATTAAATGATCGTGTTAATAAATTATAATGTTCTGGTATTTTGATATCGGTTATACCGTTTGTGGATTTCAAAATGTCCTGTGATTTATTATTACAAATATTATTTATATATTCCAAATCCTCTGTTATTATTACACTATCAGATTCAATACCTCTTCTCTCCAGTTCTTGCTCTATCGTCTTTGTATTGTTATGAATTACGTTCTGTTCTAGTTCTAATATTTCCTCAGTAAGACTAAATCTGTTGTTGATGCGGGTTTTAATTAATTCTGCATCTTCACGGAGCTCCGATATCTTCCTTTTGTTGTTATTTAAAAATAGTGCCCTCATCTTCATCAACATAACTGTAGCGTATGGGTATTTGGTAGTATTTGCCATCGTTTGTGTATCTGACTCTATGGCTTTAGCATTTGCTTTTTCCGTCTCCTTCAATTTTTTGTATGCTACGTGTTCCTCAGACTGATGTAATCTATTAATCAGTCTCTTGAACCGAGCTATATTAGATTTTAGTAACCAATTCAATACGAGCCATTCTCGTAAATCATCATGTCTAGTTCTATCCTTCTCATTCGGGGCTGTAGCATTATCTACTATTCTATCTAAATTATACCATTGAAGGGTTGGTCTATTCAATAAGTTTAACCAATCATTGCAATCCATTTTTTTATCAAAGATACGTTGGAAGAAATTATATTTGTTCAATATATCATTGAAAAAATCTTTCATCATATTGTGATGAGTTATCCATGTTGGACCCGTTCGTAATTCTTTATATTTCTCATCACAGTATTTTTCAGGATACATATAGTAATTAATTCTATTATTTACCTCTACGTATGTAGATTTTTCGGCAAAAAATATATCATCCTCTCCAATTACTGAAACAGTAGTTGGTAATAATCCTCGTAAAGCTTTATATTTGTCATCATCGAACAAATTACCCCATTCCTTTAAAATATTATTTATTCGCGACATTTCCGCTAATTTTTCAGTCCTTTCCATACCCGCTCCTCCTGTCTTATGTTGTGCATTCTGCATAGCTTGTGTCTTCTGTTTTTCCGTTAACTTCAAATTGAATGACAAAGCCCAATTACTATTCATGGGTACAGAAATTGTGTGTAGTATTAAAAATAGTCTAACATAACAGTATATTTGCACCTTATTTACAGAAGGATCTTTATCATCTTTTAGTTCTTTGTGATATTTATCTACAGCTTCCCTGACACCAGATGGGTTTTTCAAGTCTTTCAAATCGTAGAGATGTTTATCAAAATTTGGAAATAGTAACCCTTTTCTCAACGTGACATCATTTTTAGCCATTTTAAAAAGCTTATTGAAATTATAATTTTCATTAATAAAATAAAATATTTCATCGACTACGTCTGCTTTCCTGCGGCGATACATATTATAATAGCTCGGAAATTCGGTATCTATATTTTCACTAGATGGTAGTTTATAATTATCAGATAAAACTAATCGAATTATGGTTTGCGCCAAAAAATCAAATGTTCCTATAATTTGTTCTCTCTGCATGCCATCCGATGACGTCCAATTATACCTTACTTCTGTCGACTGGTTTATCCAAGATATTTTTTGGAAAAATGAAGTGTAATCAAAATGGACATCGAATTTTTTCATTACGGTATCGGCAGGTATCTTTTTTTGAAAATCATATACAAAAGTGGTGTATTCTTGCAATTTGAAATCGACAATTGTCTTAATAGATTCAGCACGTGTTGTTAAAGCATCTATAACTTCTGGTAGTTTATCTTTAGTATCAATAAATTCGTCGAATTCATTATCACTTGTCTTAGAAAGATTTTCACCTATTAAACTCAGCGGATTATATAACATCTTACCGACAGTTGGAGTTATTTGACGTTTTGGACCAGCAATTGCGGTTGCCACTTTTGCAGGAAGTATACTGTGTACGGTACTTTTCATCTTTATTTACTTAGTTATATATAATATCACGAAAAAATATTATATATTCTATACTAATAATCACTAAACCCCCTTACGAACGCCAGTGTTTTCCGCAATCTAAACACGTCACGAAAATGGTAGCGGGTTCATCTGCACTTCTGGTTTGCATTTCATAATAGGTACACCGACTCGACTTGCATTTTCTACAGGTATACATATTGGTAGATGCTTGAATATTATCACTATATTTGGAAGCATCGCGCTTCATCTTTTTCTCAATCAAAACGCGCCATCGATCCGGATTAAATTCCTGATGTGTCATGAAGGCAACTTGTTTGGGTTCAACCTCTCCGTTTTGGATTTGTTTGAGTAATGTATCATTTTTAAGATTCATATAGATTGACCTCATTCGATCAATATAAATAGTCACAAAATGCGGATTTTCCCACTTTTTAACAATTTTTTTTTGGGTAGCCTCTTTAAGAGCATAATTAAATATTCCCTTTTCCAAATTAATGGAAACTGAATTATCTGAAATGTTTAATATTCCAGAAATTTTACCTTGAATGTTTTCTCTGAACACGGTTGGGTTTGTAATTCTGTTCATAATAATATCGACTTTATTATGAATATACCGAGAACAGTTTAAATCAATTTTGTATTAAATATTTTCTTGTTTTCAAAATCATATATCCATTGTACGTTTCGTTTCAGATAATGTTTTATCGCGAACTTGTTTATTATCAAATAGATTCATCGCATAATGCGTCTGAAACATTAGATTCTCTTTTATTTCTCCAGTTGAACTACGATATTTATCGTATGCCTTCTCATAATCTTCATATTCTTCATAATCCTCTTCGTTTGGTTTTGGTGTCGTATTTGCTTCTAATTTTGATATACAAGCCGTTTTACACGGATGCAATGTCTTATGTATGGCATGTCCTATTTTAGCACCATGTTTATCAAAACCATCCTTGTATTTCACGAATTCTGCATCCCCGACCATTTTATTTTCCTCGTTCTTCTTTTGCTCTTTTACGTAAAATATACCGTTTTTCTTATCCGTTGTCTGAATAAACCTATTGGGTTGTGGTTTATCATCCATGCATTCGAAAAATATTTCTTGAACATTATCGGCTAAACTTAACTGGTTATGTGCTATTTTATCATAATTTCCATTGAAAAATGTCTCTATACGTTCACAAAATCTACTGGTGAAATCTGTTATTGATTCTGCGTCCTTGCAAGTGTGCGTTAAATAGAAATTTAATGTGTTATTGTGACTATTCGTATTGGTCGTATTATGATGGTCATTTCCTATCAATGGCAACACTTCTTGTATGATTTTTTTAGTCATATCTTCTTGACCCTCTGCATGATTTTTTATAAACATTAAAAACATATCTCTCATCTCTTTATTATCAGCAACCAATAATTTTATGATATCTTCTTTGTTATCTTGTTGTTGAATATCTTCCTTTGGTGTTTGTTGTTGTTCTGGTTGTTGGTAATTACATTTCTTTTGGTGACTATACAGACTTTGTCGATGTTTATATGATTTACCACATCCACAAACATATTCATTGGGGGTTTTTGGGACTTCATTGTAAGTATTTGTAAGTAGTGTATGTTTGCGGGTAGATAAATGTTTATTATAATCACTTTTCTTACAGCAACCATAATCACATTTTTCGCAATAAAATTTATTGGCGACTTTTGGCGAGTTATTGTAAGTCATTTGTAAGTATATAATACTTACACAAAAAATCGCCTAAACATTCTCCGCATAAAATATATATGTGTTTGAAAAAAATATAGCAGTCATTTTTTCAATCCTGGTTTACAAAATACTGCATTATGGTGTAAACCCGTTTTTTCACATTTTCTCTAACAAAACTATCCTCTACATGTCTATTTTGGAACTTTTTAAAAAGTTCCAAAATCAATTTCATTCAACTATTTTTGTTTTCAGTTTTTGTAGAATCAAAATCTAAATATATTCTTCTTCACTTAATTCGCTATCGCAATTTATGTAATCCTCTTCAATATTATGTGTAGCAACAAACACATTTTCTATTTTTTTACTCTTTTTAGCAGCACGTTTTGGTTGTACACGTGCTTTTACTGGTTCGTCATCATCCTCGTCATCCCCCTCATCATCATCCTCCACATCATCATCATCATCATCATCTTCCACATCATCATCCTCCACATCATCATCATCATCATCTTCCACATCATCATCCTCCACATCATCGTCTACAACAAACCCATCATCTTTTGAATATCCCTGTTTTGTTTTATTTTCAGGTTCTTCTTCTTCTTCTTCTTCTTCACTATCTTCATCGCCAATATCTTCAAATCCACCGAATAGTTTCTCATAAATAATTTTCCATAAAGGAGCATTTAAATCAACCATATCTTTTGATTTATTTCTATGAATTAAAATACAAGATCCAAAAAATAATGTATTATCGACTGGAGGAGGAAAATCGTATTTATTTTCTTGTCCGGCACGCCCGTCACATTTCCCGTAAAGTGTGATACTACATTCTTCATTAATATTCCAACATGTTTGTTCTTCAAATCCTTTTGCTGATTTTAACCCAGCTTTTTTATAAAAATTCGAAATATTTGTATCTTTCAAATTAAATTCTTTGACTAATCCCGATTTTTCAACAATTATAATAAGTACCATTTAACTGATTATTTATTTATTTAGGAGATCTGTTTAAATGTTTTTATATAATTATTTAATAAAATTTGTATTGTAAATATATAGTTATGGGAAATAGCAAAAAAACATCAATATATAAACCAAAAAAAGGACGCAGAGTTTCGCAAAAGAATTTATATAAAATGCCCCAAAAAGGAGGTGGGTTTATTGATTCAGTTACATCAATGTTCGGAGGTGATCCCGAAAATGAAGAAGGTGAAGCTAAAGTTGAAGGTGAAAACGAAGAAGTTGAAGGTGAAGCTAAAGTTGAAGGTGAAAACGAAGAAGTTGAAGGTGAAGCTAAAGTTGAAAATGAAGAAGGTGAAGGTGAAACTAAAGTTGAAAATGAAGAAGGTGAAGGTGAAGCTAAAGTTGAAAATGAAGAAGGTGAAGCCAAAGTTGAAAACGAAGAAGTTGAAGTTGAAGGTGAAAACGAAGAAGTTGAAGTTGAAGATGAAAAAGAAGGTGAAGTTGAAGATGAAAAAGAAGGCGAAGGTGATAAAGGGATGTTATCAACGGTAATTACATCTGCAAAAGATACAGTTGGCGAACTTCAATCTGCATTTACAACACCTACCAATGATTCATTGGATTCAGAGGATAATACACTAGAATCGTTTGAATCTACCCCAGAAGCTTCCGCAACGAATAAGATCGAAACAATTGAAAGTTTACAGCAAGAAAATAAAAAATTATTACAAAAAATGAATGAATTACACGAAAAAATTGAAGAATTACAAGACGCAAAGATATCTGAATTACAAGGACCTGATATTTTATCAAATACTCCGGGTACTACTCCTGATTTTGGTGCAGAACCTTACGGCGATGATTCTATTGGATTTGGATCATCTACAGAAGAACAAGCTCCTATGGATGTTTCACCAACAGAAGAAGATTCTATTGGATTTGGATCATCTGACAGTAATAATGGTATGAGTGTTTCACCCATAGAAGAAAGTCCAGAATCTATGGGGGTTTCACCTATGGAAGAAAGTCAAGAATCTATGGGAGTTTCACCTATGGAAGAAAGTCAAGAATCTATGGGAGTTTCACCTATGGAAGAAAGTCAAGAATCTATGGGAGTTTCACCTATGGATGAGGGACAAAATTCTATGGACATTTCATCGATGGAAGGGCCCTCTGAATTAGAAAATACACCTGTAAATATAGAAACTCAAGCGGTTTCACCAGGTGCTCCTATAAACCCAGAAAATGAAAATTCGATGAAACCGGGAGGTACAAAACGTCATAAAAATAAGCGTCGTAGAACAAAGCGTAAAAGAAAGTCCTCAAGTAAATAAGTTTATATATGAAAATACAATTCTCCTTTTCCATATATAAAAATGTCGTATCTTTTAACAATTATAGTAAGTTTATTGATAATCTATTTAGTTGATCAATTAATCCAATATTTAAGAGATACATACACAACAAAGAAAACGAAGGATATAATTGGTCAACACATTCATAAATATCAATCATTAATGCATGAATTCCAAGAAAATAACAATAGAGAATGTGAATATTTAAAACAACAGTTATATCAACAGAACGAAGAGCAAGGGGTAAAATTGACGAATAATGATTTAATTTCTATGAACGAAGAGCTTAATGCTTTAATCGCAGATGATATTTAGTAAAGTATTATTCAAAACAATATAGAACTATAACGTGTATATAATATAACCACATTCGATTCAGTTATGACGACATTCTCCTTTAATCAAACCAGTGAATTAACCAAACGGTTACCAGATTTCGAACTTTCCTATGAGACAATTTCCCATAAGAAAGTTTCCAATGATTATAATATTACTCTTGCGATTCCTTATGGTAAAAAGGCGTTTTTATGGTTTACCTATTATAAAGCAAAAAATGTGTGTTTTTTGATGGAATTGGGAAAAGACAAAAAGATTACGAATGTATCAATGATAAGTGAGAATATCCCATTGGATTTAGCCTATGGGACTATTTTATATGGTTGTTTATGCGAGATTCCAGAATCAAGAACATTTTTTGTGATTGAGGATATAATGTATTACCAAGGAATAAATACGAGCAAACAATCATTTAGTGAAAAATTTAATTTTTTATATAATTTACTTTCGGAACATGAAGATTTATTTATTAACAACGATACACTGTATACTACACTACCGGTATTTTGGACAATCCAGTCAGAAGAGAATACAATTCCTGAAAAATATAAACCAAATATTCCGTATACAATTCATCATTTACAACATCGGTCTAATAAAAAGATCGTGCCTTATTTAAATTATCAATGGTCAAAAAATCTAGTACCATCGGTATCCAAATATGCACCGGATATTCCGAACGATCTATTATTTATCCCCCCGTCTCTACCCCGATTTAGTTTTGCAAAACCCCAATATAAAATGACGACTACATTTGAAGTAAAAGCTGACTTACAAAACGATATCTATCATTTATATGCGTTTGGTAAAAATTCCGAACGTGTATATTGTGGTATCGCGTATATTCCAAACTATAATACGAGTAAATATATGAATACATTATTTAGACGAATCAAGGAGAATATTAGTTTGGATTATTTGGAAGAAAGTGACGATGAGGAAGATTTTCAAGATTTGCGTATAGATAAATACGTCAATTTAGAAAAACGCCTTAACTTTGAATGTGTATATAAAAACAAATTCAAGCGATGGGTACCGATTAAACAAATTGAAGGTAGATCGTCTATTGTACATATTCGCCAATTATAATACACATAGAATCGATTATATTTTATCCATATAAAATATAATATGCCAGAACACGTCCTTCCCCCCTATCCAAGTAATACCGATCCTTCGCATTTAGCCAGAGGTGGAACATTTCATCCGTCAACATATCATAGCGCCGATCAAGCCACAGGAAGTCAATTGGGTGGTAAAAAAACGGCGAGACGTAGAAGAACAAAGGGTAAACGCACACGTCGATGTAAAAAGAACAAACGTGGTAAGAAATGCGTTTACACAGGTCGTCGCAAAACCAACAATAAACGTTCTCGTCGTTAATCGTCGCCCATATCAAGATTACCAATATTAATTAAGCATTTCTTCTGTAATATGGGATTACCGCCTGTACCTTCATCATCATTATTATTCTTATGAATTTTCGGGTCAAATACACGATTCCATGTTGTATCATTTTTCCAATCTAAATTCATACCTTTATATCGAATACTATCTGTTGCTATTATTCGGTAATTGCATTTTTTATAAAAGCGTTTTCGCTGTTTCCATTGGTTTTGAAATATGTCGTGTCTATCCACTATATCAACTACAATAGGATTATCGTGTCGAACGCGTAAAATACGACCGACCGATTGAGTAATGTCTGTTTTGGGTGAAGCCATAACCAAAATGGAGAGTGTTTTAATATCCAATGCTTCAGCAGCCATAGCATAAGTCGCCAAAACAATTTGTTTATCTTCCGTTGCTTGTAGATCGGCTTGTTTCATACCACCTACATAATATCCAACAGTAGCAAATCCCTGATGTGTAATAGCTTCATAAAAGTATTTGAGCAAGGAACGATTATGAGCCAAAACCATAATCTGTGCGTCTTCTTCGTTCCCCTTACTTTCAATCAACAAATCTTTGAACGTTTTAACAATAAAATCGCTTCTTGGACCGAATTCGCATAATTTCGAAATCATTGTACTATACTTGGGTTGTCCTCTGAAATCACATTCAGTTTCATTAAATTGAGGATCAGATGCGATATATTCAATCGCACGTACACAAACGGGATCTTCGTCTTTCCTCGTTTCCGTGTATATTTTGGGTCCAATGAACATGTATAATACACAAGTAAGTTTATCTTTACGATCAACCGTTGCTGAAAGTCCCAACATATTTGGACTAACAACACGTAACAGTGTTTTTGAAAATTGTTCACTTCCAATACGATGAACTTCATCAACAATGGTTAATCCAAACGAATCGAATGCATTTTCGGGTAATGCACGGTCATAAAGAGTTTGTAACATACCAATCACAATATCTTTTCCTTCTACGTCAAATATGGGACCTTGAATTTTGCCGATTTTCACGCCAGGTAAGAATTCGTTTGCTCTATCAATCCATTGATTCATTAAGAATTCTTTATGAACTATAATCAATGTCTTTTTTTTCGTTTCTGCAATGATTTTTAGAGCCATTACAGTATTATGTGTTACGGTAAAATCGCCTAATAAGAATCGATGATTCCCATCAATTTCAAAACCATAATAATCATCTACTTCTAATTTTTCCAACCGAATCCGTGTATTTAATGCATCTTTTATTTGTTTTCTTGGTTCAGCTTTTTTCCTGGGACATTTTACCGGAATTTCATCCAGTCCTTTCCCGTGAATAGTTGTTCTATAATATGTCCCTTCTTTTTTTTCTCCTTTATACATACACGATTTTTTACAAACACTTTTATATGCGGCGAAACCCAATGATTTTGCTACGAAAATAATATCATCCAATAATTGTTCATTTTTTTGTATAATATCATATGAATTAGACGCATTTGACCCATCTGAATCTATTATTCCCGCTAATAATTCGAGCTGTGTTGCCCTATCATTGCATTTATAATCGTGTGGAATATGCTTGTTTTGAATTAGATTATAATCACGTAAATAATTCATTAATTCATTGCTACCACTAGCTACTTTATTTGTTGAATTAATTCGATAATCATATTGATCTCCAGTATACTGTAAATATAATGATTTATGCTTATTTTTAAAACAATCGTTAGTTAAATATTTTAAAACACATGCTTCTTGTGTAGAAATTAATGTACCCTTCGACGCACCATCACCTAACCAATAACCCAACAAATATGGGTCAATATCAACCTCTTTTTTCGGAAATGTGATTGGAACTCTATATCCAACAAGAACGCCTCCTGGACCGTGATATGATTTGGGTAAATCCAAATAATCTAATACAGATATATCACGCACAGTTCCCTTGGGGGTATGTTTATTCACAGTAGAACTATATTTTAATGATAAAATATGACTTTCATTCACTGTATATGAATCACCTTTTACCGGAATTACTTTATACATTTGTTCTCTTCCTCGTGCGAGAGATAAAATATTTCTTGGGGTAGAATCATCACCCATAATTATATCACCGACTTTTATGTCTTGAACCATCTTTATTGTGCCGTCATACATCATTATTGGTGTGTTTATTCCGGTACATTTTCCTCTACCGCACGGAACCTCGAGTATACCTCCATTACCTTTTTTATCGGACTCACTGCATACAGATTGGCTTATATGATTCATATAAACATCCACAATTTTGTCTTGATAATCACGTAAAGGTTTAGGGAAATCAACCTTAATGTCTACACCTTCAGTAATTTCAGAACGATTTGGTAATCCATATCGCTGAATTCCATAAAATCTAGGAATATATATTTTTTTAGCATTTTCGCGATAAACTGGGAATGCACCTTCATCTGCGGATGCTGCGGTATAAACGGCACCACTAGTAACAGGTTTTACATTTAATTCATCGTACAACACTTTCGAGTCGTCTTCGGTTAACGCACTACGAAGTATTGTAAATCCTTTTTTACCCAAATAAGAATTATTTCGAATGGTTTCTTTGTAATCCTCTGTGAGTTCCAATTCTCTTTTTTCGGCTTTTTTTGATTTCATATTTAACATTTTTCGACGTTTCCATTGTTGAGACATTTAGTATAATATAAATATCGAATTATGTTTAACCGTTTTTCAATTTTGTATTTATTACTTGCGAAAGGAAAATATCCTAATATCCTATATAATGAATTTTCAAAAATTAGTCAAGACGATTAAACCTGCTGAAATTTTAGTTTTAGTAACATTTATGTTATATCTAATATTCCCCGTCTCAACCCCCAGCTCTTTATCTCCCTATGTTGAGTCACCTTTAGGATTATTAGTTATATTTTGCATTACCGTTGCTCTGTTTTTATACGCCCATCCAGTTGTAGGTATTCTTTATATTTTCGTAGCATATACACTTTTAAGACGCAGTGAGGTTGTGCATAATAAAACACAATATGTCCAACATACTAAATCCGAAAGTGAGAAGCGTAATGAGATCCGAAATCAAATTGACGAGGCTACTCCGGTGGAAGAACCTCGCAATGCTGAAATTTCAGGTGACCAACCTGTAACATTGGAAGAAGAAATTGTATTAGATCGTGCTCCCATTGGTAGAAGTGATCCTATCCAATTTTTACAAAGTTCCTATAAACCGGTTTCTACAAATGTGAATGGTACATCAAATCTTTAGACCCCAATCGTATTTATCGGTTACGGTTTCACAAGGTATAAATAATTTATAAATTGTTATAAATTATTTGTTACAGTATATCATTGTGTTTTGAAAGTTACCGGGGGGTTAATTTCGTTCACGTTCCAATTCTTCAATGGGCCAATGGTTACCAGCCATTGATTTTTTAGATGAAATAATAATATATCCAAGTAAGGTTATTATAGTAATAATAATACCATATAAGAGATATTGTTCGCCAATAACAAAAAAGGTTACGATAAGTATAATTAGTACTATACGCGTAATAAGATCAAACCTGCCCATCGTTTTGACTCGCCCGGGTTTTTGAACGTCACCATTCAAATCGAAAAGGAGTTTCAATGCGTATTTATATGAAATAGGTATAATTGTATAACTTAATCCGGTAAAAAGTAAAAATAAAATGTACATAAACATTGTTTTTAGTGAGTCTTGTGCAGACGCTTGTTGTACTATTCCACTTTGAATGGGCAATTCAAAACTTTGCGATTCTACCTCTGCCGAATCAATCGGAACATAATCGCATTCCATCCATTCTCCGGGTGTAGGTGGAGCAAGAATCGAATATACAGCCGGCTGAATATTAAATAAATTTGTATTGTTTTCAAGAGTTTTCAAGTAAACAGAAATGATCTTAACAGGAGAACCAAATGTTACCACATTCGCACTATTTCCCTTATTACTTGTATAATGAATATACTTCAATTGAGGTACTTCCGTTGCGAAAATATCTGATTGAAAATCAACGGTCAGTGTAGAATCGGAAGTTCCACTGGTCGCAGTTTGTATAACAGCATCAATTCCACCACTGGTTGGACCAGGATTGGTAACAATTAATGGAAAACACATGTATAATATTTTATCACCATTAGCATTGACGTTTTTTATGATTAATTGTCCATCAGATTCAATACCGTTTATCATATTAATTTTAGTATCATTCGCTTTACCTACAATATAAATTTGTTTTGCTTTATATTCGGTAGTAACATTGTTATCTGTAAAAGTAGCATTCGAAGTGGATGATAATTCACAAGTCGCTACAATTTTTTTATTAGTGGAATCGAATGTTATATTATTTAAACCAATTGGTAAATAATTTATCTTTATAGATTTTGTACCGTCGATTGTATTATTTAAATTAAATCCAGTCATATTTGAGTATATATAAATGGATTAGATATATTCATTTCGAATTGTTCTAAATATTATAACATAATAGGAGGAATTTCAATAGGAGGAATATATTTTGGTACAAAAATTCGGGTTGATTTTTCGACCTTTTGTTGATCTGGACGGGAAGGATCATATCCTCTAATATTAAATAGAACTTCATCTTCTCCCACCTCGGATTTTTTGGGTGTAGTAACTAAATTATATATCTCATTCAATTGAGTAATAATATTTGTTAAAAGTTTTTCATTTGTATTATCTATATCCTTGAACTCGAATTTAAAACTAGTTACATCTTTGGTATCAGATGACGTTGCATCGGAAGCTTTTTGGTTTGCACCCGAATCTTTTTGTTTTGTGACCGAAACTGTTTGTCTTGCATCATAATCTTTTTGTCTTTCCTCAGACTCTATCCGTTCTTTGTCTATTATTTTTTTATCTTTTTTATCAATTTGTTTTTTTTTTCGAATTTCCTCATCCTGCGACATTGCTAAAGGATTATACTTTAACTGTTTTTCATCAGGTAAATCCAATAATTTATTTAATATTTGTAAGGGAGTAGTGATTTCCTTTTTGGTGAACCACGCCCCCCTTTTTTTTTTGGTAGATTCAGCCATTTGTATTATATTTTGATTTTATTACCACGGAATATATTTATAAAGTGCGTTTTCATAAATAGTAGCACGGAAGGTCTCGTTATAACCTTCGACGTAAATACTATCCCCATTAAATATCTCATCGCAGCCTAAATCTGATGTGCAACTTCTACCTTTTAGACTTACTGGTAGTTTGGTATTAATATTTCCAGCATTGTTTGACATAGTATAATATTGATGTTTATCTCGACCAGTTGAGCTCCTACGTCCCATTAAAGGTAAAATCATATCATCCGAACTATTTTCACGCGTTAGGATACCGATTTGCGAAAAATTGGTTTCGGGTCCACGGGTATTAATGTTAATAGGCAAGACGAACCCTTCATTTTTTAAGGGCGGAGAATATACGTTTTCTAAAGGTTCGTTGCGACTAGATAATGGTAATAATGTCGAAGTCGCGACTTGTGTATTTGCCGGGGGTGCAATGATTATCGGTTGCGAGAAAGATGTTGTAGATGTTTTTTCTAAACTAGGTTTGATGATATGTGAATAATACATATAAACGACTGTAATTATTAAAACGAATAATAAAAACATGGTCATATTCTCAATACAAAACAATCCAGGTATACAAGTTTTTTTGACTCCACGGGGCATTATATAATATTGGGACACAATAAAT